CTAGCGGGTGAGTTGCGTGATGATCAGCTCAGCGGCTCGTTGGCCCCCGCCGCCCTGGACGCTGTAGGTTGTCTCGACTTCCTCAAGACTGAATTTGGCGAAAGCCGAGCGGATCTGAGGGCGGTCATTGATCGACAAGACGAAGCGCCCTTTCAAGCGGCCGAGCGCCTCGGCAAGACGGTGAAAGTCGCTGCGCTCGAATAGGTCTCGCCCATAGTCATGCTCGCCGCCGTAGTAGGGAGGGTCGAGATAGAACAGCGTCTCTGGGCTGTCGTAGCGCGTCAGGAAGGCTTCGAAGTCCAGACGCTCGATGATCACCCCGGCCAAGCGCTCGTGAAGGTCCTCCAGGATCGTCGCCAGCTTCAGCATGTTCATTCGGCCGCCTTGGTGACGGCTGACGCCGAAGTTTCGGCCATCAACCTTGCCGCCGAAAGCCGTCCGCTGGAGGTAGAGAAACCGGGCTGACCGTTCGAGGTCGGTCAGGGTCTCAGGGTCCACTGCCGACAAGCGCTCGAACTCGGCTCGCGTGGTGATCTGAAAGCGCAGCATGTCGAGGAAGGCGGCGTAGTGCCTCTGAAGCACGCGATAGAAGGTCGCCACATCGCGGCTCCAGTCGTTGATGACCTCGGCGTCGGGCCGTGATCGGCGGCGTAGGAACACACCGCCCATGCCCACGAAGGGCTCGGCGTAGGTGCGGTGAGGAATCGTCTCGATCAGCGCCACCAGGCGGCGGGCAAGGTTGCGCTTCCCGCCCAGATAGGGCGCGGCCGGGCGGATGGGCTGCACAGGCGTCGAAGGCGGATACGGGTCTTTCACTGTTTGCCACTTCTTATGTCCCGCCGCAGCGCGCGGTGGGGGACTGACCAGGGCCGCGGCCCTGGAAGGTGCGGGTGGCTGCCCGCGGTTCGAGGCGTTGGCGCGCCTCGTCCCCCTCGCGGGGGCTTGGAGCTAGAGGGCTCCGAGCAGGTGCAGGACCGCCGCCCCGGCGCAAAGCCAGAACAGCGCGGTGATCGCGACGGCCAGACGAAGGCCGAGGAAGCGGTCCCGGGGCATCGCGTTACGCGTCCGCCTTGGTCTTACGCTCAGCCGCCCGACGCTGCTGGCGGTTCGCCGGCGCAGGCGGCGCGGCCGCAGCCGGCGCTGAGGTTGCCGCCTCTGCCCGGGCCTGGCCCAGGCGCACGGCCAGCGGGTTGATCATCAGGCTGAACTCGATCGAGTTGGTGGCCGCCTTGATCGCCATGTTTATGGCGTCCATCAGCAGGTTGGCGTCGTCGAGCGTCAGCGGCAGGTTGATATCGGTCTTCATAGTCGGTCCTCGAGGGGGTGAGCTGGGCCTAGCTGTCGGCCAGGATCTCGGCGACGCGGGCCTCGTTGCGGGCCGCGTAGTCGTTAGACGCCCGGTCGACCATGACCATGGCCACATAGGCCTCGTTGGTCTCGATCAGGGCGGGGTTGGGGATGGTCGCGGGCGAGCCTTCGACCTCCGGGTCGTAGTCGGGGTTGGCGACCACGGCCGGCTGCTCGGCGTTGAACAGCTCGCGGGCGGCCTGGACGCCGGCCCACTGCCGATCGGTGAAGGTCAGGGTGACGGTATGCATGGGGCTGGGCTCCTATCCGATCAGCCATTGGGTCCCGTCGCTGTAGACGGGCACAGAGTTGGCCCCGCCGCCGGCCACGGGCGAGGCGAAGGTGGTGGAGGTGGCGTCCGTGACGTGCGCCTTCGCGCCCGCGCCGGCCGTGCTGGCGGCCGGCAGCGCTGCGACCGTGGTCGGGGTCGTGCGGACGTAGGGGGTGATCACCGAGGTGCCGAAGTAGCCGGTGCGGACGGTGAATGACGTGCTGCCGAGGTCGTAGCTGTTGGTGACGCCGGGGTTCAGCGTGCCGGTCGAGAACACCGCCCAGCGGTCGGCGTTGCCGGCGCGCAGGTAGAGACCGCCGCCAGTCCCCGCGCCGATGCGCAGGTCGCGGATGCTTCCAGAGCCGGCCGCCTCCGTCAGCAGGGACCAAACCGTGCCCGCCACCGAGAGCGAGATACGGGCATAGTTCGAGGGGTCGGTGTAGGTCTCGAACCACTGCATGGCCTGCGGGCTCAGCCCGTTACGCATGGCCAGGGTGTTCGCGGCGACGCGCCGGATGATGCCATCGCCGCTCAGCGCGATCCGGTCGTGATAGTACCGGTTGCCGATGTTGATCTCGCCGGTAAGGGTCGAGTTGTCGCAGCTGACGTTGTGGCCGATGGCGATGTTGTAGGAGCCGGCGGTCCTCGCGATGTCCGCGCCGTATCCGATCGCGATGTTCCCCGCGCCGGTCGTGTTGTTGTAGAGCGCGTCGCGGCCAAGGGCGACATTGTCTCCGCCCGTGGTGGTGAAGTAGAGCGCCCGGAAGCCGACCGCCGTATTGTTGTGGCCGGTGGTCAGAGCATAGAGGGCGGTGCTGCCGAGGGCCGTGTTTCGAGCTCCGCTCGTTGCGCTGTAGAGCGCCTGGAAGCCGAGGCTGACGCCATTCTGCGCGGTCGTCGTCGACCACGAAGCCTGAAAGCCGACAGCCGTGTTGCCGCCGGCCACCAGGAAGGTGGCGGGTTGGACCTGGAAGCCTGCGCCCGAACCGCCGAGCGAAGCCGCCGGCGCCGTCAGGACCGTGGTCGTGTCTCGTGCACCGACGCCGCCGCTGGTCAGCGCTAGCGACGTCACCGCGCCGCCGCTGACGACGATGTCCGCGCGCGGATAGGTGACCATCGTCGCGCCCGACACATAGGTCAGCTGGACATTCAGGTAGGTCCCGTCGACATAGCCCGCGCCGCCGGTGATCGCCCCGAAGGTCGCAACCTCGGCTGTCGCCGAACGAAGGGCTTGGTGGCCGACCGCCACCATCGTCGAGCCGGTCGTGTTGTTCGAGAGTGCGGAAGTGCCGACTGCCACGTTGCTGGCGGCCGTCGTCGCCTGCGACATTGCATAGGCGCCGATGGCCACGCAGGACGTCGCCGACGTGGCCTGGTTAAGCGCGGCTCCGCCGACGACGGTGTTGTCGTTGCCACTGGTCAGACGGGGCGCCGCGCCGGCGCCGACTGCGGTATTGTAGCCACCCCCTGAAACCAGGGCGTTCAGAGCATCCTTTCCGACGCCCGTGTTGTTGGACACACCCGCTCCGACGGCAGCGAGAACGCCAACGCCGACCGCCGTGTTGGACGACACCCCATTGTTCCCGAGGCCCACAGTCAGGCCCTGGATCGAGGCCGCGCCGGTCACCGACAGAGTCCCGCCCGCGCTCACATTCCGAGAGAACCAGCCATCGCGGACGCGGTTGGCCGGCGAAGCTAGGTCGTAGGCGCTGTCGGCGTTCGGAATGAAGTGCCCCGAAGCGCCCGAGATGAACCAGCGCTCGGTGTTAGCCGTGCCTAGCGACAGAGAGCGGTTCGACCCCGTGCCGGCAGCTTGCGACATGATGCGGAAATTGCCGCCGCTGTAGTCGAACGACAGTCGCTCATAGTTCGACGCATCGGCGTAGGTGTTGTAGACGCGAAGGCCCTGGGCGTTGGCCCCGTTGCGCAACGCCAGGGTGTTGGGGGCGTCGCGGAAGAGCCATAGGTCGGCGGTGCCGACAGGCGACGCCGTCGAGGACCACGAGAAAGCCCCATCGGATCGCAGCTGAACCTGCGCGCTCGGGCCGATCGCCGCGCGGTCGACGCCGTTGACCCGGAAGTTCAGGTAGCCCGAGCTGGTGGAGATAAGATCGTTGTCAGTGAAGCGGTAAGAGCGGGCATAGGCGTTGCGCCACCCCACCGCAGCCGTGCCCAGGTCGCGCAGCCCGTCTGCATCTGCCCGAAGGCCGCCCGAGACGGTGACCAGGCCCGCCGACGCCCGCAGCGCCTCGACGCCGCCAGCGGTGATAGCGACGGTATCAGCTGCGGGCGAGTAGAGGCCGGTGTCCAAGTCGCCCGCGAAGGCGATGCCCGGCAGCGCAGCCGTGCCCAGGATGAAGGCCAGCACGCCGGCCATGATGTCGCCGGCCTTGGACACCTTGCCGCCAGTGTCAGCGGCGCGGGCGGCCTCTTCGGTGGACAGGCGCGTGGTGAGCGAAGCGTCGGCGGCAGCTCGGCTGCCCTCTTCGCCGCTCAGCCGGCTGGTCAGGCTGACGTCACCCGCCGCCCGCGCAACTTCTTCGGTCGACAGGCGGGTCGTGAGCGAGCCGTCCGCGGTCGCCCGGGACGCCTCCTCCGACGAGATCCGGCTCGTCAGGCTGGCGTCGGCGACGTCGCCGGCGGCCTCTTCGGCCGAAAGGCGCTCGGTCAGCGAGGCGTCGGCGCTGTTGGCCGCGCTGATCGCGCTCGACCGCGTGGCTTCCTCCGTCGAAAGGCGCGTCGTCAGGGACGTGTCGGCGACAGCCCGGGTGACCTCTTCCGCTGACAGCCGGGAGGTGAGGCTAGCGTCTGCGACGTCGCCGGCGGCCTCCTCGGCCGACAGGCGCTCGGTCAAGGACGCATCGGCGCTGTGGGCCGCGCTGATCGCCGTCGACCGGACGGTCTCCTCGGCCGAAAGGCGGGTCGTCAGGGACGTGTCGGCCAGGGCGCGTGTGACCTCTTCAGCCGACAACCGCTCAGTCATGCTGACGTAGGCTTCGCCCAGGGACCCCATCCCGTCAGAGCTGCGGATCACCCGGGTGCCGTCGGGCTGCCGGTAGACCTTGGTCCCCGCCACGCCGCCGGCGCCGGTCTCGGAGACCTGGATGGTGAAGCTGACCGCCGCATCGTCCAGGCCGCTCGGCCAGGCGAGCACCAGGTCGGCGAGCCAGCTGCCCTTGGCCCAGTCGTTTTTGGTCGCCTTGTCGATCGAGATGTCGATCGCGTTGGCGGCGTCGACCGGCTTCTCGAGCCCTGCGCCGACCGTGAGCGTGACCGTGGCGCCCGTGCTCTGGTGCGTCAGGCGGACCGTCGGCGTCGTCAGGTTGACGGCCTCCGGCGCGCCAGCGGCGTCGTAGAAGGAGATGCGGTGGCGGAAGTCGCCAAGGCGCGGTGCGTTGAGCGGGGTCATCGGTTGATCCAGACCTCGATGTCGAGGCTGCTAGCCTCTTCGTAGTTGTTGCCGCCGTTCCGGGTCTGGAACGTCATGGTCGAGCTGTTCTTGGTCTTCTCGTTGGCGCCGACGTTCAGGCTGCCGCCGGCGTTGCCGGCGAAGATCCGGGCGCCCCAGTCGCTCGGCGAGGCTGCGGCGGCCGTCAGGGCGATGCTGTAGCGGCCGACGTCCGACCGACCGACCGTGAACAGCTCCGTGCTGAAGCCGGAGAAGAGCGAGCCGCCGCTCAAGACCACGTACGTCGTCCGCCGCACCGTCCGGTCGCGGACGGCCGCGAGCTGGAAGAAGCTGCCGTCGTAGTAGAAGCGGTAGATCTGGCCGTCGACGAGATCGCCGGGCTCCACATCCGCCCCGCGGAACTTGACGCTCACCGCGCCCAGACCATTGAGGTTCATGGTCACAGCGCCGGTGTTGGTCGCCTGCACCTTGATGTCGACGGCCATCCCCTCGACGTAGGCCCCGATCGCCGGCGTCAGGTTGGCCGTGATGGTGTTGGCGTCGGCGCTGCTGTCGGCGGCGTAGCCCATGCTGTTGGACTGCACAGCCGCCGCCAGACCGGCCGGGTTGACGGCCAGATCGGTCGACGTCCCCGCCTTGGCCTGGGCGGTGCTTGCGAACCCGGCCGGCAGCAGCTTGCCGCTCACCGGCGCGTAGGCCAGGCACTTCCAGTTGCCGCCGCCCAGGTACTCGAACACGGCCGTGTCGCCCGAGGCGGTGGTGATGTTCGCGCCGCCCGGCAGGATCAGGCTGGCGGCGTTGTGGGTCAGCGTCAGGACCCCGGAGAACCGCACGCGGTAGATCGGGCGGTCGGTGGTCGCCGAGGCGCCCAGGCTGGTGATCGTGGTCGTGCCGGTGATCTGGGCGTTCAGCGAGGGTGAGATCGAGCCCAGGTCGGTCGTCGCGGCCGAGGCGATGTCGACCTTCGGGCCGAAGGCGGTGTTGAACAGCGGCCCGCCCTTGGCCCGGAAGTAGGCCAGGCATCGCCACTTCCCAGCCGCCGTGCACTGGAACAGGGCGTAGTCGCCGGCGGCGGTCAGGATGTTCTTGCCGTCCGGGAGGATCAGGTCGGTGGCGTGGTGGGTGAGGGTCAGCGCGCCAGCGAACCGGACCATGTAGTGCGGGTTGGTGGTGACCGCCGTGGCGCCCAGGCTGGTGATCGTCGTCGTGCCGGTGATCTCGACCATCCGGCTGCCGGCCGCGCCGATGTTGGTGGTGGCGGCCGAGGCGATGGTCGACTCCGCGCCGAAGGCCGTGTCGTTGCCGGCGGCCGCCGTCGTGAGCTCCTCCCAGGAGCCCCAGGCCGAGCCCGGGCCGCCGTTGCGGAACCGCTTGTAGAGCTTGCCGTTGGCGATCGAGTGGAAGAGCTGCGAGCCGTTGTTGGCCGTGCCGTCCGAGGTGGCCACGACATAGCCGCCGCTGTTCTCGCCGGCCGGCCTGCCAGTCGCCGCGCCGGTGGCGAAGAAGTGGCCGGACAGGGCCAGGGTGTCGAGGTTGGTGATCTGGACCCGAGCCGGGAAGCCAAAGGCCGCCATGCCGGCGATCACCGGCCCGGCCGCAGCCAGGGTGTCGGTCTTGGCCTGCAGCACGATGGCCTTGTCCGCCGTCACCTGGGCGGCGTTCAGAACGGCTGCGTTCGTCGCCTGGGCGACCGACGCCATGTCGGCCGTCCAGGGCGTGAGATTGACGCGGTGGCCGCCGCGGCCGAAGCCGCCGGGGTTGGTGACCGCGTCGTAGGCCAGGGCGTTGTAGTAGCCGGTCGTCAGGCGCTCGAGAGCGGTGGTCACGCGATGATCTCCTGGAGAGTCATGCCAGCCTGGCCAAGGCGGGCGTAGGTGAACCTGGCGGCGGGCGGCGTGGCGTAGGTCGCGGGGAAAGCCTCGCGCAGCAGGCTCTTGGGATCGTCGGCGTCAGGGAGGAACAGCACCGGCTCGACCGAGCCGCAGCGGGCGGCCGAGTCGATCCAGCGGTAGACCTCGTCGTCCGTGAGCCGGGTGTAGTCGACGGTGAGCACGCGCCGGCCACGGCGCTTCTCGGAGAACTCACGCCCGGAGGGCCCCTCATCCTTGACGTCGCGCGACCGGACGCTGAGCCCGCGGCCGCGCTCGAAGTTGTAGGTCGTCGACCAGGTCCGGCCGACCCACAGCCAGCCGATGTCGAAGTAGCCGGCCGGGTTGGTGGCGTCGTTGATCTCGACCCGAATGGCCGAGGTCGTCGTCAGGGGGAAGGTGATGAACTTGTGGCCGCGGTAGAGGGCGATGTCGGCTTCGGACAGCTGGCCCGACCACCAGTTGTCGTCCTCGAACTCCATGTCCTCAGGCTCGTAGACGGCCGGATGGATGGCGATCCAATCCGTCTGGTAGGCGGGGTTGTTGAGGTCGCCATCGGCGCCCGCCACCGTGATGCGGTAGGTCGCGTCGATGCTGAAGGAGTGGAACAGCAGCGCGATGATGCTGACCGCCCTGGTGCCCGGGAAGGTGATCTTGAACTTCGCCGACGCGAGGTCGGCCGGCGTGAGGCACCGCGCCGGGGCCGTCACGGGACGGGAGTCGTCCAGCATGTTGGCGAGCGGCAGCGCGGGCGCGTAACCCGAGCCCTCGCTGAGCACCGCCGTCTTGGCGTAGTTGATGTCGGTCACTCGGCCCAGCATGCCTATCCCCACAAGGTCCAGATCACCTGGTCGCGACGAGGGCGCATCGGCTCCTCGGCGAGCAGGATGAAGCGGTCGTCGATGTCGTCGGTCGGGTAGTTGAGCTGGACCGTGGCCCCGAGCTGGACGGCGCGTCGCTCGGCCGTCCATTCCAGCGTCAGTCGCCAGATGGTGCGCGGTTCGCCGTCAGGGCGCAGGCCAAACAGCGTCTTCAGCTCGGCGGCCAGGGCCTGGGCGTCGGCCTCCAGACGCAGGGCGGTGGTGATCTCCAGCGTGCGCCAGGTGCGCGGACGCCGCGCCTTGGCCAGCGGGTCTTCCTGCACCGCCCAACGGTACTCGTTGGCCAGCCGCGTCTCTTCGGAGGTGCCGCGGATGACCGGCGCGATGTCGGTCCCGGTGAACGTCTGGCCGATGCGCCCCCAGCCCACGCGCACCTCGCCGACAGGCTCGGGAGCGGTCTCGTCGGCCTCGATGTCGATGACGTCGTCCTCGTCGATCGAGATCTCGGCGACGCCAGCCGGCGGCGCGAACTTCAGCGCCTGCCAGACGCCGTCCCGGCCAGGCAGAAGCGCGGCAGGAGCCGAGCGCGCCACCCAGGCCAGGGCCTCGCGAGCCGCCACCCCTTGCCCGAACCACGCGCCGATCGGCGCGGTCGAGGCGAGCGCGGCGACCGAGGCCCCGATGCGCGCGCCAGGCACCCCGGCCTTGGCGAGCATGCGGGCCAGGATAGGGCCAGCGGTCTCGACATAGCCGCCGGCGGCGTCGCCCCGGCAGCCGAAGGTCAGCGTGCCGGCCGGCGAGCCGTTGATCTTGAGCAGGCCGCGGGTGAGGTCGACGACATAGGACGCGGGGGCGGGCGAGAAGGCGTCGAAGGCCGCGCCGACCAGCGCGCCCTGGAAGGCGAAGTCGGCGTCATAGCCGCGGTCGAAGATCTGCACCGAGCCCTGGATCTGGCCGTCGTGAAGCATGTGCGCCTGGACGCCGGCGTTGACCTGCGGGGCGAGCAGCTGCGCGCCGTCCAGGCGGCCGTAGGCGAGCGGTCGGGGCGTGTTCTTCAGCCCGTCGGCCTCGCCCTCGTAGAGCACCGTGGTTCCGTTGTTGCCGCCGGTAAACAGCACCGTCTGCAGCTGGGCCTCGAGCTCGGCCCGGTAGTCGTAGAGCGACACCGACACATAGGCCGGGGCCTTGCGGGCGTAGGCCGGCGCGGAGGCGAGGCCGACCAGCAGCAGATCCGCGTCGGCGAAGTCCGTGCCTTCGGTCCAGCGCCAGACCCGCACCTCGCCCCAGCTGTAGGCCTGATAGCCCGAAAGCCCGCGGTCGGTGTTGGCCAGCCGCATGGCGCCGACGCCCAACCCCGGCGACAGGGTCGCCAGGTCGTCGAACAGCGAGCGCCGGATGGTCGGGGCCTCGACCAGGCGCGGCTCCCAGGCGACGTTCGGCAGATCCGGGTCGGTCGGAGCCATGGGCGGAATCGCCCGGTCGCTGAAGCGCAGGGTCTCGGCCGCGCCGGCCGGCGAGATCACATCCACCTCGACAAGCACCGCCTCGGTCATGCCCGGGCCGCCGCGATCTTGGCGAGCGCGTTGCTGGTCCGCTGCTCGGCCGCCATCTCGCTGACAGCCGCCCGGGTGGCGGCCATGGTGTCGGTGAGTTCGCCCAGGCCGGCGCCGGTGGTCTGGTGTAGCTGCGCGACGGCCGCGGCGAGGGTTCCGGCCAGGCCGTCCAGCTTCTGCGACAGCGTCGCCGTCTGGTCCTCGAGGACCGCGACCACGCCGCCGGGCTCGGCGATCGAGGCGACCACCGTCTGGGCCGCCTGCAGGGTCACCTGGCTGTTCGAGGTCGTCAGGGCGGCGATCGCGTCCTGGGTGGTGACGGTGGAGGCCGGAGCGGCCAGCGCCTCGATGTCGCCCATGACCTTGTTCCAGAGCGCCAGCCGTTGCTGTGCGCTGGAGGTTGCGGCGATGTCAGCCGACAGCAGGCGGTCGGCGTAGCCGGTCAGGCTGCCCAGGGCGTCGGCGTCGCCGGCGCGGGCCTTCTCCAGCTGGCGCTCGTACTGCGCCATGGCCAGCTGGCGCTGCTCGAACGGGTTGAGCGGCGCGGCCGCCGACTGCGTCATCCGGTCGATCCACTGGCGGAAGCCGTCGCGGGCGTCGGCCAGGGCCCGTTCGGCGTCGGTCGCGGCGTCGCCCAGGCGCTCGAGCGCGTCGGCCAGCTCGGCGTCCTCGAGGGCGTCGAGGTTGGCGCGGATCTCCGCCAGCTGGGCGTCGGTGTAGAGGCCCTCCTTGCCGAAGGCCTCGGCCGCGTCGCGGCGCGCCTTCTGGTCGCGTTCCAGGGCGGCGATGGTGTAGGCCCGCTCGTCGGTGAAGCGCAGCAGCGCCAGGCCGATGTCTTCGCGGAAGTCCTGGGCGGCGACGTAGCGGTCCAGCTTGTCGACGATCTGCTCGAACGACCGGTTGGCGGCGATCATCTGGTCGACGAGCGCCTTCATCTGCGGGTCTTCGTACTGCGCCTTGGCGAGCATGGTCCGTCCGGCCGCCTCGACTAGGGCCTCCATGTCGCCCTTGCGGGTCTTGATCGTGCTGCCGTCGGCCAGGGTGATCTTCGACGGGTCGCGGGTGCCGACCTGGATCTTGCTGATGATGCCGGTGGCGTCGATGCCGACGCCCTTGAGGCTGTCGACCAGCCCCGTGATCGATTCCGCCACCCCGCGGGCGGCATCTTCGGTCTGGCGGGTGCGCTTGGCGCCGCCGATGGTGTAGCCGCCGGTCGCGTCGAAGACCGCGTTGGCCCCGTTGTTCGACGGCTTGCCGAACAGGGCCGGGCCGATGGCGCGGGAGAGGAAGGTAGCGATGGTCGCGCCGATCGGCCCGCCGAGCGCGTTGCCGACAGCCGCAGCGGCCGTGTCGAGGATCTTCTGGCCGGTCGGGTCCTTCGCCGAGCCCTTGAGCCCGACCATGTCCGCCATCTGGCCGCCGACCTGGGCGTAGGCGTAGGCCTGCATGCCCTGGCCGAGGACCTTCTGCAGCTGGGCGGGCAGCATGTCGTAGAGCTTCTCGATGCCGCCCGTGATGTCCTTGGCGGCCTTCTCGAAGGCGCCGCCCTCGCCCCCGTTGGCGGCGGCCATGATCTTCTGGAGCAGCTGCTCCAGGCCCTTGGTGATGACGTTCACCGTGGCGTCGACGATGATGTCGATCGGCTTCTTCAGCAGGGCGTTATAGACGGCCTCGCGCAGCCGCCGCTCGGCGTACTCGCCCAGGTCGTCCAGCCCCAGCTCGCCGCCCTCGATGAAGGCCCGCCGGATGTCGTCCTTCAGCCGGCCGGCCTCCTGGGCGCGCAGCTTCAGCTCCTGCTCCAGCTTGGCGATGACGCGGGCGCGCTTGTCGGCCTCGGTCAGCGCCAGGTTCTCGCGCATCAGCTGCTTCTTGATCGCCAGGACGCGGACCTCGAGCTCGCGCTCCTCGGTCGTCATCCGGGCCAGCCGCAGCTCCTCCTCCATGGCCTTCTTGTCGTCGAGCCCTTCGCTGGCGGCGCGCAGCTCGAACAGGGCGCGGGTCTTGCGCTCGATCTCGGCGATCTGCTCGGCGGTCAGGGTCTTGCCGGTGCGCTCGACCTCGCGGCGCACCTCCTCGGCGACGGCCAGGTCGATCAGCGCCCGCTCGCCGCCCTTGACCGCCTCGGCATAGGCCCTCTCGGCGGCGATCTGGCCGTCCAAGTCGCGTAGCGTCTCGGCCACGCGCTCGGCCTTCTCCGTGGCGATGGCCTGGCGCTCGCGGGCCTCGGCCGCCTCCACCGCCGCCGCCGCCGCGGCGCGCTCCTTGCCGGTCAGCTGGTCCAGTGAGGTGACGCCCAGCTGCATCAGCGCCTGCAGGCGCGCCTCGGCCACGCGCAGGGTCTCCAGGGCCTCCTCGCCCTTGCCCGCTGCGGCGGCGCGGTCGGCCAGGGCGGCGGTCTCGGCCTTCAGGGCGGCGGCCATCTCGTCGGCCTGCTCGATCCGGCGCTTGGCCGCCTTCTCGGCGTCGGAGTCGCGGTCGCGGGTCGAACCGCCGCCGCCGCCACCGCTGCCCGGAGGGTCAGCCGGCAGCGGTGCAACGGCGAGTCGCACAGACATGGCCATCAGACGCGCATTGTCGGCTCTGATAGCGTCAGCCTTGCGCTTGCGATCAGCCGCGAGAATTTCGGCGCCCGTTGGGCTGGTGCCGGGGTCGTAGGTGTCGCCGCCGCTACCCGCCGACAAGATGAACTCGCCGACCTGGGCTAGGAGGCCCGGCTTCTCGATCTGGTCGATCCGCTCATTGTTGCGGATGATCTGGGCTTCGATCCGTTGACGGTTCCGCTCAGCTTCGGCGTTCGCAAGCCGGAAGGTGGCGGCGGCGAGATCATCGGTACCTTTAACTGCGCCTGAATTGGCGTCGCCGTAGTCTTTGGCAGCGGTCGCGGCGTTGCGGAGGAAGGTCTCCGCGTCGCTGAGCACCTGGTTGGACTCGGCGGTCGCCTCTTCGACGGCCTCAGTCGACCGCTTGGCCTCGCCGAAGGCGTCGACGACCGACCAGACACCCACTCCGACGGCGGCAAGGGTGATGCCTAAGGGGCCGCCCATGAACGCGGAAAGGCTGCCGAGCACAGTCCTCAAAGCGCCGCCAGCCAGCGCCGTATTGGTGAACCACCCTGCAAGGCCGATCGTGGTCACCACCTTGGCGCCGTCGGCGACCAGCTCCAGATTGTCGACGAGCAGGCCGAGCGCCTTTGCACCCGCGCCGACGAGCTCACCGAGATCTCGGCCCAGATCCTGGACGGCCGCACGCGCTTCCGGGTCAGTCAGCTCGCGATTGAGACCCGCCAGGCCCTCGGTGACGCCCGAGAGGAAGCCCTGGCCGGCAGCGGCCTCGAGGTCGAACAGGGCGTTCTGGGTCTCGGCGATCTCCCGCCGGGCGCGGCCCAGCGGCGTGTTCATCGCCGCCTCGATCGCCGGCCCGAACTCCTGGCGCAGCTGGGCGGCGAAGCGCGGCAGGAAGACGTCCGAGGCCAGCTCGCCCTGGGCGACCAGGTCCATGAGCTCACCGGTGGTCATGTTCATCGCCCGGGCGGCGATCTGCACCGCGCCGGGGATGGCCTCGGCCAGCTGGCCGCGCAGCTCTTCCAGCGAGACCGTGCCCTTGGAAGCGATCTGGGAGACGGCTTCCAGGCCCCTTTTCTGCTGCTCGGAGGAGCGGTTCAGGGCCGTTCCGGCCTCGACCAGGCTGAGCCAGATCTCGCGCGTCTGCTCGCCGGCCAGGCTGGTGCCGTTGGTCGCGCCGGCCAGGCTCATGAAGCTGTTGGTCTGGTCGCGGACCAGCAGGCCGAGCCGGGCGCTCTCGGCGCGCAGGAAGGCCATCTCGGCCGCCGCGCCGCCCGCGCCGCCGGCGACGGCGCCCAGGCCCGTGGCCCAGCCCTGCGTCGCCTGGGCGGCGTTGGTGATGTCGCGGACGATCTCGCGCACGCCCAGATAGGCGAGCGCCGAGCCGAGCAGCCGGGCGGCGGCGCCCGCGCCGCGGGTGCTGCGATCCAGGCGGTCGGCGGAGGCGGCGGTGGCGTTGAGGCCGCCGGCGGCCGAGCGGCCGGCCGAGCTCAGGCCGTCGAGACCGGCCTTGGCCCGGTTGGTCGTATCGACCCAGGCGCGGGCGTCGCCGTCGAGTCGGAGGCGGGCGGCGAGGTCGCTCATCGGGTCTCTCGCATCTCGGCCATGGCCTCGATCGCCGCGCCTTCCAGGACGCGCAGCCGGGCGAAGGTGTCAGGGGTCGGCGCGTCCTGTCCGAGCAGCCGGGCCGTCACCTCGATCGCACCGTAGTCGAGGCCGGTGCGGATGATCAGCGCCCGCTGCATCGTGCCGACGCCCGCCAGCCGCCACTGTGTCCCCATCGACAGGAACAGCCGCACGGCGGTCTCGTTGGCCGGATGGATGCGCAGGGCCTCGTCGATCTCGCCCCAGCGCCGGAGGGCCTCCTCGCGGGCCAGCTCGATCTGGTCCTCGGGCATGCCCGACCAGCGCAGGTCGGCCAGCATGGCCTCGACCTGAGCCATGGTCGGGGCGTCGAGCTCGCGACGGCCGGTCGCCCAGAGACGCCCGGCCTCGGTCAGTTTTTTGCGGGCGTCCCCGAGACGAACTCGAAGTAGGCGTTGAGCAGGGCGCGGCGAATGTACGGGCGGGCCAGCATGCTGGCGGCGAGCTCCGGCGAGAAGGCGGCGGCGTCCTCTCCGGCCAAGCCGATCCAGAAGGCCCTGTGAAAGGCGTCCGGGTCCTCGCTCGCCTTGGCCTCGGCCTCCTGCTCGGAGGAAAGCAGCCGGAAGCGGGCCAGGAACTCCTGCGTCACCACCGTGCCGCCGTCCTGCGGCACCGGCACGCGCACGGGCCAGGTGGCCTCGAACGGTTGCCCGAGGCTTCCGAAGTCGAATTTCGCGGTCATGGGCCATGGTCTCCCTGTTGGCCGTAGGTCTGAAACGACAGGCGCGGAGGCTCCCCCCCGCGCCCGCTTGGCATGCGCCTGGGCGCGGTCAGGTCAGGACGATCGAGAGGTCGTCGTCGAGGTTGTAGGCGGAGGGCTTGAGGTTCCAGGGCGCGCTGAACACGCGCTCGTTGTTCTCCTCGCCGTACTCCGGCGCGCCCAGCTGGCCCTTCTGGTTGACCGTGACGATCTGGCCGGCCGTGGCGCCATGGACCACCGAGGCGGTCAGGATGGTGCGGGCCTTCCAGAGCGTGTCCAGGTTCAGGGCCGAGGGCAGCGGCGTCGTCGCCCGGATGCGGCCCGACCAGGCCAGGCCGCCGAGCAGCTGGACGTTCTCCTGGTGCGGCAGGTCGTTGAAGACGATGTTGTCGGTCGGGTCGAGCGTCAGCTCGCGCAGCGCCAGGTTGACCGCGTTGAGGGCGAAGGTGGTGCGGCCCTGGGCGATCGGCTTGGCGTCGCCCCAGCCGGTCCAGGTCGCGTCCGCCTGCACCGGGCGGGCGGCGGTGGCGACGTCGGTGTGCAGGCCCCGGAAGGTGAACACCAGCATCGGCCGCTTGCCGGCCTGCAGGCGCAGGCCAACCCGGCCGCGCGCGCCGGTCAGCTTGTGCAGCTCGCGATCGGCCCGGTAGACCAGCGTCAGGCTGTCGGACAGGGCCGGATCGGACCGGCGGGCGTAGGTGACCGACACGCCGGCGGCGATCGTCTCGGACATGCTGCACGCCTGGATCAGCGGGCCCCACTTGGGCGCCGTGCCGGCCGCGCCCGAGGCGGCCAGCGGCAGCTCGAACGACACCTCGGCGTGCTCGCCGTAGATCTCGGTCGGGAACGGCGCGACGCCGGGACGCGCCGGATCGCCGCCCTCTTCGCTGCCGAGCAGCTGGTGGCGGACGTTCTCGGCCCAGATGAAGTTGACGGCGGCGGGCGTGGAGTCGACCCCGTAGGTGACTTCCTTCTTGGCCCAGATCAGGCTCGGAACCATCGGCTTACTCCTTGTTCCCGGCGACCTGGTCGGACGCCGGCGGGGTTTGGGGGTCGGTCTGGCCGTCCTCGCCCTCGTCGCCGTCGGCCGGCGGCGGGACGGGCGGGGCGGCGGCCAGCAGGGCGTCGCGGGCCTCGCGGGCGGCGGCGGTGGCGCGGGGGTCGGCGTCGAGGACGGCCTGGACCGGCGGCGGAACCGGCGCGTTGACGGCCTTGTTGGCGTGCTCGATCGCCACGGCGGCCGAGAGGTCGACGCCGGGCGCTTCGCGGCCGGGTGGGACGAAAGAGGCGCGCGCGGGCGCGGGCTTAGGCTTCTTGGCCATGGAGGAGTCCGTAGGTTTCGAGGATGGAGGTGCGGAAGCGCAGGACGCTCAGCCAACGGCCGCCGTCCTCGCCCAGGGTGTACTCGGTGGTCTGGCCGCCGGCGTACTCGACCGGCGTGGCCAGCCGGTCTTCCCAGCTCCAGCCGCGCAGGGCGGTCTTGATCTGCGCCCGGGCGGTCGCCCACTGCTCGAAGCCGCCGGGGAAGACCAGCGCCATGGTGACGCCGAAGGTCCAGACCTCGGACTGGCTGACCACCAGGCCGGCGTTGTTGACCGGCAGCGCCTGGTCCGACAGCGGATGCACGAGGGCGGTGACGTCATGCGACAGGGCGAAGGCGTCCATGGCCTTGTCGCTCTGGGCGTGCTCGACGCGCAGCAGGGCCGGGGCGAGCGCCTGCAGGCGCAGGGCGGCGTCCTCGAAGAAGCCGATCATCCCGCGCCTCCGACCGCCCGCCGGAAGTGGTCGCCGACGATGTCCAGGATCTCGGCCTTGTCCTCGGCCGCCAGGCCCAGGTAGGGCCGCGCCGGCAGGGTGACGCTCTGCACCACCGCCCGCTCGCCGGTGGCCAGCACGAACGACAGGCCGCGGGCCGTCTTGGCGGTGATGACGCCGCCGGTCTGGTGGATGGCGGCGTAGACCAGGTTGCTGCCCCACTCGACGGCGCTGTCGCCATCGAGCTGGTAGTTGATGAAGTCGCGCAGGAAGCCGCCCTGGACCAGCGTCTTGCCACCGACGACCTTGGCCCGCAGCGACGGCTTCCAGGGCGTGCCGTCAGGGGCGAGGTTGGTGTCGAACCGGCGGCGGGTCGACTCCTCGCCCTCCATGCCGATGTCTTGCATCAGCGGCGTCATGTCCGCGCCGACCGCGCGGATCCGCGCCAGGGCCGCGCCGACGTCGGCGTCGTCGATGGTCAGGGTGAAGCGGGCGGCCATCAGCAGCCCCCGAGGAAGCCGGCCAGGCCGTCGTCGTCGAAGACGCGGCTGGGGCCGTCGTAGACAGCGCCGCCGTCGGACGCCGCGCCGGGGACGTCCTCGCCGATCGCGCCGCCGCCCAGGACGGCCACGCCCTTGGCGACGTCGGCCGCCCACTTGCGGGCGCGGGCGGCGGCCTGCTTGACGAAGTCGCGGCCCTGCCGGTCGAGGATCTCGCGGGCGATCGCGATGGCCGCCTGGGTCGCGGTCAGCGGGACCGGGTCGAGCGGCGTGGCGTAGCGAGAGGCGAAGTAGGTGTCGAGCTCGGCCGAGGCGGCGTCCAGGGCCTTGGTGATCCGCGCCATGTCGTAGCCGCCGGTCGGCTGGGTCGGGGCGAGCGCACGCGCTTCAGCCTCGCTGACCTCATCGACGAATTGCTGGACGGTGGCGTAGGCCATGGGGCGAAGGGCGCTCGAAGGGGTCGGGAAGAAACCGGCGGGGTCGCCCCCGCCGGCCGGCCACAGGTGGATGCGGTCAGGCCGCCAGGCCGACGCCGTGCTCCAGCCAGTCAGGCTTGAAGCTGCGCGTGCAGGCCTCGCGGCGCGCCTGGAAGGCCCGCGTCTGCTCGAGGCCGATGACGTGCGGCGGCTCGAGCTGGGTTTCGCGGGGAAGAAGCGGCGGGGCGACCGGGAAGGCGTCGTCCAGCCAGCGCTCCACGGCGCAGACCACCGAGATGGCGTGTCGCTCGAAGCCGGCGGCCACCGCGTCGAGCACGGCGACCAGAGGCAGGAAAAGGGAGAAGAACCACTTCATGGTCAGGCTTTCTTCTTCTTGGAGGTCCCGCCGCCCGTCCGGGCTGCGGGCTTCGGCGCGGCCTCAGCCGGAGCCGGAGCGGTCTGCCCCCCGTCACCCGCCGCGCCGGTTTGCGCGGGGGCTTGCTCGGCGGTGTGGGCCGGTTCGCCGGCGGCGGGTCGCCCCGCCGCCAGGTCGCCACTCACGCCGCCCTCTTCGGGGGGTGAATCACCGTCGACGGCAGGCAGGGGATGGCCGCCTGCCGTCTCCGGAGGCGCGGGATCACCCGCAGCCTCGCCCCCCGACTGGTCGCCCGCCTCAGCGGGGGAATCCGTGGCGCCGGCCGGAGCCGGATCGGAGGGCTGGGTATCGTTGATGGCCTGCTCGAGCAGCACCGTGAGCCGCCTGTGAGCCGCCATCGCCGGGCGGGCGGCGGCCGCCTGCATGTGGGCCAGCAGCGCCGCCCGGTCGGCCGCCCCGCCGGCTTCGACCAGGGCGATGACCTGTTCGAGCAGCGAGACGGTCACCTGAACAGCCTGCAGGTGCGCGGCGAGCAGCTCGGCGACCTCGGCCGAGGCCGCGCCGCCCACGAGCTCGGCCGTGCCGGCGGCCTGGCGGGCCTCCAGCAGGGCCGCCGGCACGTCGACGTCGGCCTCGACCTCCTCGCCGACCGCGAACTTGCGGCCGTCGAGCTCGAGGTCGATCTCGGTGAGACGGAAGCGGCGCATGGCTCAGGCCACCGCGTCCTGGAAGAAGTAGCCGCAGTTGGCGGCCACGATGTGCTCGGAGAGCTGCTCCTCGACCTGCACCCGCTGCGAACCGCCAATGCCGATCTTCGGCTCGGGGATGATGCGGGTGGCCCGGGCGCCCTTGGGCACGGTCATGCCGAAGGTCATGCCGCGCTCGTTGTTGGCGAGCGGGTTGAGGTAGAGCATGGCGGCGTGCTTGCCCCAGGTGCGCTGGAGATTGGCCGCCTGGCCCTTGCGGGCGGTGTTCACGCGGGCCTTGCCGACCAGGATGCGCTCGACCTCGAGCTCCTCGGCGAGATCCTGCAGGCGCGCCTTGCCCCGCGTGGAGGCCGAGCCGTAGAGCTTGCTGATCAGCTTCGGATGGGTGGCGATCTTGTTCCAGGTCGCCTGGCCGTAGATGATCGTGTTGGGGCGGATCAGCGGGATGTCGAGGGCGTCCCACTGCGCCTGGAACGGGTCGGCGTCGGCGTGCGACCACTGGCTCGTGCCGGCCAGCTGAGTCTTGTAGCCGGCCGGGTAGGTGCCCGCCCCGAACAGCAGGTTGGCGACGCGGACCTCGCGGTCCAGCGACATGATGTCGGCGACGTACTCGGTGGCGTGCGCCATCGGATCGTAGCCGGTCGGCGCGTCGGTGATGTCCTGGTTGGGGACCAGGTCGGAGAGCGCGTAGTCGGAGACCTTGCCCGGCACTTCGGTGGCCGTCAGCTCGATCGTGTTGGCTTCCGAGCGCCGGTTCATCCGGGTGTCGGGGACCGTCAGGACCTCCTCCACCGGGAACTGGTTGTAGCGGAACTCGCGGCTCGCCACCGGGGTGGCGCGCGGCAGCGCCTGGTCGGCGATCAGCTCCGCGTTGCGGTAGGCGATGGCGATGCCGGTGTAGGTCGGATGGATCGGAAAGGGCGCGTTGGCCATGGGTCTAGGTCCTGAAGTTGAGAGGGAGCGCCGGCGGTTAGGCCGGCGTGGTCAGGCTGCCCGGCGCGAGGCGGAACTCGCCCACATCCCCGGCCACGTAGCTGTTGTTGGCGATGCCGATGACGCGGCAGGCCGCGCCGGCGGCGGGGGCGGCGGTCACGGCCTTGCCGTTCGCGTCGGCGGTGATCTGGTCGCCGCGGGTAATGTTGCCCCCGACGTCGATCTCGACGGCGTCGCCGCTCTGGTAGACGGCGACGCGGTCGCCCGCGGCGGCGGCGCCCAGGCTGTCGGACACGCCGATCAGCTTGTCGGTGGCGGCGGCGGCCTGGATGGCCTGGCCGTCGGCCGCGCCGAACTTCACGATGCGGCGCGGAAGCACGGCGGCGCCGGCGGTGTAGGGGATGGCGGGGTTGGTCCGCATGGCTGTCTTGCCTTTCGTGGTGACTAGCGGCTGGCCAGGCGGCCGGCGGCTTCGGAGAAGGAGATCGTCTCGCCGCGCCCGGCGGCCTCTTCGCGGATCCTGGTGATCTCGGCGGCGCGGGCGGCGGGGTCGTCGCTCAGCGCAAGCCCGTCAGGAGCGGCGAACTCGGCGAAGCGGATGCTGGCGCCCAGGCCGTCGAGCAGGCCGCGCAGCGCGGCATGGGCGTCGACGCCCTCGGCGAAGGCCACGCCGCCGGAGTCCCCGCGGGCGTGGGCCAGGCTGGCCAGCACGCCGTCGCGATGCACGGGCGGAAGACGGCCGTCCTTGACCAGCTGGTCGACGTAGGCGGCGTCGGCGTCGCGGGCGGTCCGCAGCGCGGCCTCGGCGAAGGCGGCGGTCTGGGCGGCGGCCTGCTGCTCGCGCGCGGCGATCGCCGCCTCGCGGGCCTCCAGGGCGGCCAGCCGCTCGGCGAGCGGATCGGCGGAGTCGGCTCCACCGTCGCCGGCCGGGGCCGGCTCGGCGAACGCCGGCTTGCCCTCGGCCTCGACCTCGGCGCGGACGGTGACCTGGATGTCGCCCGCCCACTCCTCGTTCCACTGCGGGACGGCCTTGTCGGCCTCCTCGACGCCGAACTTGCTGATCATCCAGTCGCGCAGGCTGCGCAGCGAGCGGCGGACGATGCCGGCGACCTGGCCGATCTCCGGATCGGCGAACTCGGCGAAGACGATGGGCTGGGCCTGGTCGTCCTGGGCGAAGGCGGCGGTCAGGCCCTTGATGGCCGGCGGGCGGGCGCCGAGGTAGCCGACATGGCGCGGATACCAGGAGCCCGGCTTGGGATTGCCCGGCTCGTCGGGGCCGTAGAGGGCGAGCGAGGTGTAGCGGTAGGCGCCCGACTCCACGCCCTCGGCGAAGGCCGGGTTGACCTTCTCGAACTCGGGGACCAGCGCACCGCCCTCGCAGGCGAAGCCCTTGACCCAGCCGAAGGCGGGGTCGTCGGTCTTGGGATGGCCCAGCACGATCGGGGCGGCGTGCAGCTGCGGATCGTAGGCCGAGGCGATGGCCTGGACGTCAGCCTCGCTGAACTCGTAGGTCTGGCCATTCTCGGCGCGATGGCGGCCGGCGCGGAAAACTTGGATCTGTCGCATCGTTCCGGTGGGCTTGGGCGTTTCAGCGAAGGCGGCGGCTAGACGTCCGCCGTGAGAGCCCGCATCATCGGTTGCGTCGAATGGGCCGTAAGCCCGGACAAATGTCCGGTGCGCCCTGGGCGCCCGCCCGATCCCGACGCCGGTGCGCGTCCGACGCCGAGGCTCCTGTTTCTGGAAGACGCTAGAAGGCCCTGGAAGGGTGTTGGACGCCCGCGAGGGGCTTGCGGGCTATCAGCGGCGCACCCGCCCGCCGAGGCGGCTCAGCGGCCGGATTTTCGGGGGCGTTGCTATTGGCGGCCCGGAGGCGCATTTTGCAGGGGACGGATGCAGACGCGAGGTCGCGGTCCCAAACTTCCGTCACGCGCCCGGAGGACCTCCCTCGCGGGCGCTTTCTATTTGCGGCGATAGACCAGCGCGCCGACCCGGGCGCCGATGTCGGTGCGGCTGAGCTGGCGCGCTGGGTTGTCGGCCTCGCCAGGCGCGAAGGCCGTGGAGCCGAACCACCAGCCGCCGCGATCCGTGAACGTCAGGAAGAACCACTGGCGCTCTCCGGCGCCCAGATCCCACGCGGCGACATAGGAACGGACGAACACGGAGCCGCCGTCCTTCGTGGCCTGGACGGAGTGCCAGATCTCGGCCGGATCGCGCAGCGTGGCCGCCAGGATCTCCGCATAGGGCCCGCGCTGGGCGAGGTTGGCCTTGTCGCCCACGAACGCGCCAGCGGCGTCCTTGCGCTGGAAGAGCCCTCGACCGATGACGAGCGGGACCTGGGCGCGGTCAATGAAGACGTCGCCTTCGCCCTTTCCAAGCACCTTCGAGAAGGCGTCGAAGACGGCCTGTCCGTCGCTCCCGTCCAGGTCAGGGCGCAGCGCCGCGTCGAACGGCGGCTTGCGGGGCCGTGGCGGGGGCGGCAGCGCCGCCGGCGTGCGCCCGCCGATCACCTGCTCGCGCTGGCGCTCGGTGGCGGGGGGCGGGACGAAGTTGGCCATGCGCGCCTGGCCGACGTTGTAGTCGAAGCCCGGGTCGATGCCGAACGGGACCTGCATCGTCTCGCCGGTGCGCCTGTTGCGATAGCCCTGGGTCCGGTAGACGCCCCGCGCTCTAAGCTCGTCCTCGGGCGTCACCCGCTCGGCGCGGCGCAGCGACAGGGTGTAGCACTTGCAATTCCAGCCGTTGGGCGTCCAGTGCGTCGCCCAGAAGGGATGCGTGACCGGCAGGGTGATGCCGTCCCAGGCCTGGTGCTGCTCGCGCGGGTTGGCCTGGGGCGTGTGCTTGTAGACCAGGAACGGGCGGTCGGAGGCCGAGCGCATCAGCCGCTCCCAGCGGCCGGCGCTGTGGGCCATGCGCATGTTGACGTCGAAGATGGTCTGCAGCCGGCGGGGCGAGCCGAGCTGGGCCAGCACGGCCTTGCCGGTCAGCGGGTCGGTCATCCGCTGCTTGCCCCACCATCCCTTCGCCTGCAGCTGCGGCGTCAGCTCGGCGATGAAGCGGTCGCGGGACCAGCCCTCGTCGAGGGCCTTGAGCAGCCCGCCGTGGATGTCGAGGAGCAGGTCGCGGGTCATCGCCTTGGCCACGACGAAGGCGACCAGGTGCTCCTCGCGCCAGACGTCCCGCCAGTTGAACGAGAAACGCCCGCCGACGACCTTGCGGCGCAGGTAGTCGACCGCCTCGGCCGGCGGCCTGCCCTTGAAGTCGACGGTCATTGCAGCGCCTGGGCCTGCTCGCGCTCCTGGGCGGCGCTCAGCATCAGGCCGCCCGCGCCGGCCAGCCGGGCCTCGAACAGCGCCCGGGCGACCATCTCCTGCAGCTGGCCCGCGCCGTCGCCGGCGAGCAGCGCGCCCAGCTGGTCGGCGGCGGTCTGAAGGTCCGGCTGGGCCTCGACGAAGGCGACGACCTGGTCGCGCAGGCGCGTCATCACCGGCTCCCAGTCCATGGCGTCGGTGAAGTCGTCGATCGCGTCGGGCTCCTCGCCGGAGACTTCGGCGAACTGCGGCCCGGCCGGCGGGACCGGCGGTGTTGCGACGGCCGCCGGCGCTTCCGGCGCGGCGGGGGCCTTGACCGGCCGCCAGCCCGGGCCGGTGATGGCCAGCCGGGTCTCGTCGTCCGGCTCCAGGCCGGCGTCGCGCATCGCCTTCAGGGCGGCGGCCTTCTTGGCCAGCAGCTCGGCCGTGGCGGCCTCGTCCTCGGGCGACGGGCGCTTGACGATCGGCACGGCCGCGCCCGGGAAATTCCACTCGGTCAGCCAGCGGGCCGGGCCGTTCTGGAAGCTCTCGCACTGGATCTCGGCGTCGGCGTCGGTGAGCTCCTCGCGCACCTCCATGTGCACCTGGCCCTGGGCGAGGCTGGAGCCGTCGTCGGTGGTCATCGTCTGGCCGAGGATGATCTTGGCGATCGCCGCCTGCATCTGGCGGTGGAAGGTGGCCTGGTCGACGGTGCCGCGCGTCGCCTCGAGCAGCTCCATGACCATGGTGTCGGGAATGGCGGCCGCGCCGTCCAGGCGCAGGCGGCGGGCCACCGACAGGGCCTGCTCGGTCACGTCCCGGCCCGAGCCGGCCGGATACTTCACCACGGTCGAGGGCGCGCCGAACTTCTCCAGGGCGCGGAGCCAGAAGCCCAGGCCCTGCTTCTTGAAGTAGACCGGCCAGTAGAGCTGGTGCGCCAGGCCCAGGCCGTAGGGGTCGTCGTCGTTGTCCGCGCCCCAGCTCATGACCCAGAACTTGCGGTCGGGCATCAGCTCGCCCTCGGACAGGTTCGACAGGGTCAGCAGCCGCAGGCGGCCGTCCTTGTCGAACCGGAACCGCCAGGGCGTGCGGACCTTGGGCCGCGCCAGCCAGACCAGGCCGTCGCGCACCTCCCACATGCACTCCGCCACCGCGTAGCCGTAGAACTGGCCCCAGCTCATCTTGTCGCCGGTGCGGTCGAAGGGGATGGCCTCGAGGTTGCGGCGCAGCTGGTCGGCGGCGGCGATCGAGCGGGCGTCATCGGCGCCCGGCTCGATGATCAGAGGGCGCGAGGTCAGCGCCAGCCGGCGTTGCTGGAAGGTGGCGTGGACCTGGTCGTCGCGACGGATCTCGCGGTAGGCCTCGTAGTTGTTGCCGAGCCGCCGCAGGACGGTGTCCTGGACCTCGCGCAGCGCCCCCATGAACGGGACGGTGACGTCTCGCCCGTCGCCGCTGGCGGCGATCTCCTCGAGGGCGGGCTTGCCCGGGTTGTTCAACTGGGCGGGGATCTCGGGAACCATGTCAGTAGCCTGCGATGTCGACGCCGTCGAAGATCTCGCCGGCGGTCATGGGGTAGAAGCCGGCCGGCGCGCCCGTGCGGCCGTCGGTGTAGGCGTCGGGCTCGCCAACGCCGCCCTGGCGAAGGGCCGCGGAGGCGTGGAACAGGGCGACGGCGGAGTCGGCGTGGCGGCGGACCTTGCCGGCCGCCGCCGCGGCGTCCTCGCCCTTGGCCTTGTTGCGCTGGACCGGGATGGCCGGCGCGCCGTCGATCACCCGCACCTGGCGCAGGTCGGCGGCGACGTCGGCGTCGCGCGGGATCAGGATGCGGCCGTCCTCGAAACGGCTCTTGAGCGGCGCGCCCTCATCCCGCCACCAGTCGGCGCGGGCGCGGACGCCCTCGACCCGCGACTGGCCGTAGAGCTGCACCAGGCGCTCGGCCAGGTGTGCGCCCAGGCCCTGCTCGTCGAGCTTGGCCCGCCAGCGGCGCAGCCGGTTCAGGATATAGCGCCAGACGAAGAGCTGCTCGTGGAACGGGACGTTCCGCATCTCGACGACGAAGGGCGTGGTCCAGGAGCGGTCCTGCAGCTCGACCAGCGGCCAGATGACCGACAGGTCGGAGGTGCGGGCGACGTCGCCGCCGACGCCCATGTTTTCGCCGCCCAGCTGCTCGAGCAGCGGAAGCAGGTGCTGCTCGCACCACTCGCGGACCTCGGCCTCGCGGATATGGTCGGGCTTGAAGGCGAAGGCGTCGTCGAACTGCAGGCGCAACACCGGGATGCCCGGCTTCTCGGCCCGCTCGATCTGGTCGAAGGCCAGCCATGCGCCGCCCGACCGGGCCGGGACGCAGTCCAGCTCCTGCTTCGCGCCGGCGCCGTACATGCCGTAGGTGTCGGCGATGAACTTGGCCTTGCCCTCGGGCGTCGGGGTGCGGCGGCCGACCAGGCAGATGCGCTCGTAAAGGCCGTCCTCCAGCGCCTTGGCGAAGTCGATGGTCATCACCCGGCCCAGGCGCTCGCCGGCGCGGATCTGCTGGATGACCTGGTTGAAGGTGTTCTCGACGCCGTAGTGGGTCGAGATGACCGTGACGTCGCCGCCCCAGATGGTCAGCGCGATCGCCGCGTCGAGCAGCGCTTCCAGGTCGCCCACGAAGGCGGCCTCGTCGACGATGACGTCGCCCTGCTTGCCGCGCAGCGAGCGGGGGGCCGACGACAGCGCGCGCACGAAGAAGCCGGAGGCGAAGTCGATCCGGAAGGCCTTGATGTGCTTGGTCTCGCCGGTGTCGGGGTCCTGGTCCTCGAACAGGTACTCCTCGGGCGCGCTGGCGGCGAAGCCGAAGGCCCGCGCCCACATGGCGCAGTAGTCGATGTACTCCCGCGTCATGTCGAAGGCATAGGAGATGTAGAGCTGGTTGCGCCCGCCGTCCGCCCGGCTGCGCGCCGCCCGCAGCACGCTGTAGGCGGCCACGCCCCAGGTGAAGCCGATCCGGCGCGACTTCTCGGCAAAGAGAAGGCCCGGCAGCGACCGGGCTTTGTGGAAGTCCTGCTGGTAGCCGAGCAGAAGGTCGCCCCGCGGCAGCGCCTCGAGCTCGGCGCTCAGCTCGGCGCCGTCCTGCGGCGGGAACGGCCCCTCACTCACGGTCGACCCCCAGGATGGCCTTCTCGATCTGCCGAACCTTGTCCTCGGTCAGGCCCATGGCGCGGGCTTCCTTGGCGCCGGCGGCGGCGGCCTTCTTGCGGGCGGCCTCCTCGACCTTCAGCTCGCGATCGGCGTTGACCTTGATCGCCGAGGCGGCGTGGTGGATCGCCTTGGCGAAGTCGTGCAGCGACTTCGGATCCAGCGGCTGGTCGTCCTCGAGCTTGGCCAGCAGGTCGTAGCAGAGGCTCTCGAAGGCCCCGACCAGCACCTTGACGCCCTGGCCGTCGGCGACCTGCGGCCCCATCTCGGCGGCCAGCACCTCGCGGAACTGCTGGGCGCGCTTGAGGCGATCGGCGACCTTGGCGAACTTCTGGGCGTAGCGGCCGACCGACGACCGAGACGGGGCGTCGCCCAGGCCGTTGAAGACCAGCAGCGCCTCGAGGCGGTTCATCACCTCGTCCAGGCTCATGCGGCCGGCGAGGAACTCGGCCAGCCAGGACTCGAGCGACCGGCGCGCGCCTTCGGGCAGCTTCTCGACCTTCGACCGGGCCATGCTCACCCCCGCGGCGAGGGGCGCTTGACGCCCGGATAGGTGACGACGCCCAGGCGGACCTCGTCGCCCTTCGTGGTCAGGGTCGCGACCGCGACGTCGGCGATCGGCCGCTCGATCGTGATCAGCTGGTGACGCTCCAGCCAGGCCAGCTCGGCCGCCAGGACGTCGCGCGGCTCATCGAAGCCCATGTCGCGCAGCGCATGGGCCAGGGTGCTCTCGTTCAGCCGGTAGCCGGCCGCCTCGCCCAGCAGGCGCAGGGCGCACAGCCGCAGGGATTCGAGGATCCGCTCGCGCAGGGTGCTCATCGCTTCTCGGACTCCAGGATGTGGTCGCGCACCACCCGGACCATCTCCTGGGTGTTGCTGACCTTCTCGGCGACGCCGGCGACCTGGACCTCGATCTCGCCGACGCGGTCGGCCAGCTCCTTGACGTCCTGGGCGGTCGGCAGGTGCTCGACCCGCTCCTCGAGGCGGGTGAGCCGGTTGTTCATGCCGCCCAGCTCGCCGCGCAGATCCTTCTCGAGGCGTTCGATGGTCGCCCGGGCGGTGGCGTCGATGCGCTCGATGCGCTGGCCGGTCCGGGACTCGCGCGCCTCCTGGGCGTCGGAGCTGCGCCAGCCGCCGGTGCGCCAGGCGACGAAGATGGCCACCGCCAAGGTGCCGATCGGCACGACCAGCTGAATGAACTGCAGCAGACTCACAGACCCCTCTCCCGGCGCTCTCGCGCCTCCTGACACTCCAGACACCGCAGGGCCGACGGGAGCGCCGCGCGGCGCTCAGGATCGATGTCGTCCCCGCAGTCCAGGCACCACCGGAACGGGTTGGTCTCCCGCCCGGCGGCCCTCACGATTCCGGCGATCGCGGCGTCGCGCTCGCCCTCTTCCAGGCGCTGGGCCTGGTCACACACGTCGCTCATCGGCCTCGCCGCCAGCGCCGGGGCCGCGCGGACGGGCCGACCATCAGGCTGCGAAACAGCATGTAGAGCCCCCAGCCGGCGACCACCGGGACGGTGATCACGCCCGCGACATAGGCGCCCAGAACCACGCTCATCGGCCGGCTCCGGCCCGCTCGCACTCGGCCCTGGCGTCGGTCACCACCTGGACGGCCGCGTCGCCCCGGGCGATGCGCGCATCCAGGTAGGCGTCGCCCTCGTCGTTGGCGCGCACGACCGCGCCCGGCGTCGGCTTCGGCTCCGGCGGCAGCTCGGCGTCCAGGGCTGCGGGGCAGACGAACCGCACCGTGGTGCGGCGCTCGATCACGGGGTTGGGGGCTTCAGGGTCGGGCGTCGCCGGGGCAGCCCCAACGTGCGCACACGCTGCCAGCGTCATAGACGCGAAGGCCGTCCCCATCGCGAGGCGCAGCTTGGACAGCAGCGTCACGTCGGGCTTTCCTTTCAGATGCGATCTGGCCGCGTCGTTCGGCGTCGCGAAGGGCCGCGGCCCGTCCCTCGCGTTGTTGCTTGAGCTCGGCCTGCAGGCCGGTGATCTCGACCCCTGCGCTGGTCAGCTGGGCGTCCAGGCGCTTCACGGGCGTCGAGCAGCTGTGCTGCACCCCGTAGAGGTCGCCGCGCGCGAGGGCGGCGTCGCAGGCGCGCGCCCGGTCGGCGACGGCGTCGGCCGCGGCGATCTCGCGAGAGCAGACCTCGGCCGCGGGCCTCGCCTTCGGCTTGCCGGCGACGGCGGCCTCGCAGGCCTCGAAGGCGTCGACCCGCCCTTGCAGGCGATCGGCGCGGCGCTTTTCCAGGGCGAAGGCCCCGATCAGCGAGGCGGCGCTCAGCGCGCCGACGAGAAGGATCACGAGGCGCGGGTTCACGACGGGTCTCCCGGGGACTTGCCGGCCTTCACGGCGGCGGCCAGGCGGGCGAGGTCGGTGACCGTCGCGCCGGCCAGGTAGGTGAGCTGGACGAGGGCGAGCAGGGCGACCAGCGCCAAGCCGATGAACTTCAGCGCGTCGGCGTCGGTCAGGCGATGAATGATGAAGCCCAGCAGGACGCAGACGACCGCCGTGATGGCGTAGGTGTACCAGCGCCGGAACGTCCAGCGGACCTCGGCCAGGGGCAGCGCGCCCTCGGCGCGGGCCGCCGCCGCCCGGGCGTCGACCTTGGCGGTGAAGGCGTTGGCGTCACCCAAGGATCACCCCCTGGGCGCGGTCGTAGAGCGCCTTGCGGTCGGCCAGGCCGGTGAGGCCGCCGTTGAGGCAGCGCGTCGACGTCTCGACGGGCCGGGCCCCGTCGCAGGCGGCGTTCATGCGCTTCCAGGTCCAGACGCCGATCGCCGCCTCCAGGGCGCCCTCGGGCTTGCCCACCTGGTCGGGGTCGCCGACCAGGTCGCGGCCGATGATCTGGCCCACTTCGCGGTAGGCGGCCTTACCGGTGATCTGCAGCCAGCCGCGACCCCGATAGCGCCAGCCGTCGCCGGGCGTGTCGTTGCCCAGTTCGCGGCGGCCGTCATAGACCTTCTCGGACAGCAGGCGCGGGTTGTTGACGTAGCGCAGCGCCACGTCCCGCGTCGGAAACCGGCTGGGCCACACCTTCATCAGGCGCTCGGGCTTGCTGTAGGTCAGGTTTTCGACCAGGCGCACCAGGCCCAGGCTCTCGTGCGCGACATGGGCGAGGAACAGGGCGGCCCGGGTCTTCGTTGTCAGGATGCCGGCCGCCGCCAGCGCCTCATGGCCGTCGGCCAGCGCCAGCAGCGACTCGGCCGGCGCGTTCGGGAACAGCGCGCGCCGGAGCTGGGGCGATGGGGCGAGGCGGTAGGCCACCGGGCGACTCCTGCGGAAATGCCCGGCGAACGCCGGGCGGGAACAGGGTCACAGGGTCGCGTATCAGGAGAGCCGGGTAAGCCCGGACAGTTGTCCGGGTCAGTCGTCGAAGAGCGGCAGCGAGCCGGTCCTGACCTTGGCCCGGATGCGCCGGGCGGTGCGGGCGTGGATGTCGCACGCCAGCGCAGTCTGCGTCTCCGTCGCGCCTTCCGCAAGCATCCTGGCGGCGTTGGCGCGCCGGGCGCGGGCGCCGCGGGCGGTGGCCATGGGGATGGTCGCCTTGCCCGTCCCCAGGGCCTTCACGATCCTGCGCGCCGCGTGCAGGCCGACCAGGTCGACGAAGGCGCTGCCCGGCTTGTCGGAGATCTGCACCTCGGTGCCGCCGCGCTCGCGCGCCAGCTTCAGCGCCACCGCCTCGCCGGCGGCGTCGGAGATGTCGCCGAGGATGCCGGGCAGGCCGCTCATGACGCCGCCCTCGCCGCTTCCAGCGCTGCGGCCGCCTCGAGGGCGGCGCGGGTGCAGCGTTGCAGGTGCTTCCAGCGGATCTCGCGATTGCGGGGCTTGGCCGTCCGCATCCAGTAGACGGCCCGGCGGTAGGCCTCGTCGGCCTCGTCGACGCGCGCCTGCGCCGCCGCGATCAGCGCAGCCGTCGCCGGGGCCGGGTCGGCCTCGTCGAAGCTGTCGTCGCGGTATGGCAGGCGCGGGTGCATCAGAGGCCGCGCTCCTCGAGGAGCTGCTCGAGCCGCCGCTGCAGCAGCTGGCCGGCCTCCTCGCCTTCGAGGTCGCCGACGTCCTGCGACCAGCCGGCGCGCTCGGCCATGGCCTTCAGCGCCTCGATCAGGCGATAGCCCTTGCCCTGGTCGGCCCACTGCAGGCGGTCGACCTTCAGCTGGCGCTTGGCGAAGGCTTCAAGGGCCCTTTCGGAAGGGTTCGAGACGACGCCGAGACGGTGCAGCGAGATCCACAGCGCCCGAGCCTTGCGGGCGACGGGGTGGTCGGCGGCCTGACGGCGGACAGGCTCACCCTCGGTGCGCGGCGGACGCCCGCCCCGGATGACCGAGGGCGTCCAGCCCCGGCGCTTGTACTCGTCCAGGATCGCGCCCAGCTGGCGGTCGGTGCAGTCGGCGGCCGAGCGGTGGCCGGCGACGCGCTCCATCAGGGCGCGCCGCGTCTCCTCGTCGAGGCCCAGCTGCTTCGCGCCCAGGTGAACCTTCGCGATCATCGACCGGCGGGCGGGGGAGACGGCGGTCATGCGATCACCGGCCTTCCCGTCACCGGGTCGCGGGGCATGTCGGGGAACAGCGGGCCGGGCGCCGGCGTCTTGGGATCGAACTTCGCCAGGTAGGCGCGCCGCGCCTTCAGCCAGGCCTTATAGGGCCAGTAGGCGCGGGCACCGAACGGATACGCGGCGTCGATGAACTGTTTGCGCGCCTTGAAGTCAGTCTCTTCGGGGATGGTGAGCGCGACGCGCTCGATGGTCGCTCGGGCGATGTCGGACCAGTTCATCGCAGCGCCTCCCAGCGGATCAGGACGCCGTTGAAGACGTCGAGGCCGGGGTGCACGTGTGCCCACCAGAGGCGCATGAACCGCCAGGGCTCACGGTGCAGGAGGCGGTTGGGATCGAAGGTGAACCCGTCACGCTCGGCAAACTCGTTGAGGTCGGCCGGAGCGGTCAGGGTCAGGACGTCGTCGATCGTCACGCTGCCCGCCTCGAAGTCGAGGCGGACGTCGTGGACGCCCGTGCAGGTCGCGCGACCGATCAGCTCGCAGTGCTTGGTCCGCATACCGGTGAACAGCTGCAGCTCCTCGCCCGGCCGGGCGTGGCGCTTGCGCGGAAGGCGGATCGTCTGGCGCTTGGTGCCGGCGCGGATCGGAGCAGCGAAGCCCTTGTTGAAGCTGTAAGCGACCATCACTTCGCTCCCTTCGCTTTGGCGTGAGCCCGGGCCGCCAGAAGAGCGGCGTGGATGCCCACGCGGGTGACGTTGGCGTCGGCGGGATGGGCGTGCTTCCAGCTGGCCGGAATGCCCATCAGCTCGCGCCAGGCGGTGAAGGCGGCCTCGGCCATGGCCTCGACCAGCGCGCCGTCCGCCCCGGCGCGGATCTGGCCCGCCCGGGCGCTGGCCTGGTCGATCGAGCCGGCCGGGATGTGGCTGGGCAGGCGATCGCTCATCCAGCCCTCGCTACCGGCTGCTCGGCGAACCTGTCGGTCTGGTTGCCCCACACGGTCCATCCGGCGCGGGGCGCGCGGGCGAACAGCTCGAGGTAGGGGCCGTCGAACAGGGTCTCGCAGAGCTCGTGCACGGCGTCGGGCTTGCGGCTGTGCTCGCGGACGGGCGCGACGACCAAGTTGCGGATCGAGCGGGAGCGGAGGGCCGGCTGGCCCCGCATCCCGACCAGGATGAACTCGGCCGCCGACCGGAAGATGTAGCCGGTGCCGAAGGCCCATTTGGCCCCGGTGCGGCTTTGCTTCGCCCACGCTCCGGCGGTCTTGTAGGCGAAGCCCCAGGCTCGCAGCGTCTCGATCGCCTCCGGCAGCATGGGCGCCGTCGCCCACATGACCAGGACGCAGTCGGCCGCGCCGACGAAGTCCATGGGCAGGGCCTTGATGTCGGCCAGCGACATGCAGTCGTAGTGCTGGTCCGGGTTCTTGGCGTGACCGGCCTCGGAGTAGCCCGAGAACTGCCAGGGCGGGTCGGCGAGGATGCAGCCGAATTGGCCGATGGGCGGGGCGGCGCTCATTCGGGGTCTCCCAGCGGCAGGACGGTGACCACCCGGCGCTGGTCGATGATCAGCCGGGCGCCGACGTCGTGGAGCTTGAGAGAGGTCGCCCCGAGGGCGAGGGCCTGCAGCACGGCCGGGCGGGTCAGGATGGCCGCGCGCATGCGTTCCATCGGCATGCCCTCGACGCGCTCGAGCCAGCGCACCAGGGCGTGGTCGGTCACCCGCGAGGTGCGCAGGATCTCCGCCTGGTCAAAGGCGCTCCCGTCGAACAGCTGCAGGTGCCGGCGGCTCATGACGGGTCGGCCTCATCGAGGGCGGCCAGCTGCTGCTCGACGGCGGCCAGCTGCCGGGCGAGGATGTTGCGGCGCGCTTCCAGGGAGCGGCGGCGCTCGACGCCGTCCCGCTGCCGCTTCAGCGTCAGCGCCGCCAGGTCCAGATCTTCGGGAAGGCCCAGGGCCTTGAGCGTCGCGCGGATCGCCGCGCGCTCCTGCTCGTCGCCTTCGGCCAGGCGCGCCGCCACCCCGCGCTCGTGGTGCAGAACGGTGGTGTGGTTGCGGCCGTCGAAGGCGCGGGCGATCGCCGGATAGGACAGGTCGGGGCGCAGGGTGCGGGCGAGGTACATCGCCCGGGCGCGCGGGCGGGCGATGTGCCGGTAGTTGGCCCGGTCCAGCAGGTCGCGCGGCTGGAGCCGGGCCGTCGCGGCCGAGGCCTCGATGATGTCGCGCACCCGGATCACGCCTGGCCCTCCGGCTCCAGCTCGGCGAGCCCGGGAGCGGCGTTCAGGGCGCGGGCGTGCTCGACCGACAATCCGCGCTGCTTGGCCAGCATCAGGATCAGGTCGCTGACCGCCGCGTAGTCGAGCAGCAGCCACTCCGCGCCCAGCTGGACGCGCACGGTGGCGGTGTAGACGCCGTCGGCGGTCTTCAGGGCCACCGGGGCCAGCTCGAGGCGACGGGCGCTCATGCCGGCCCCCGCGAGCGGTCGGCGCAGAAGGCGGCGCGCATGGCCGCGATCGCGTCCTCGATGACCGCCCATTCCGCGACGGTCACGGCGCACCAGCGCCCGAAGGTGCGGAAGCGCAGCGCCACCTCGCGCACCAGCTCGGCCTCGAAGTCGGACAGGACGTCCCGCGCCGCCGCCGCCAGGACGACAGCGCGGGTGATGGTCACCACCTGCAGGTTGGTCAGGGCGCCCATCACTGGACGTCCTCGGCCGGCCAGGTGGCCAGCTCCTGCACCGCGTTGAGCCGCTGCTCGCGCAGCTTGCGGGCCAGCCGAAACGCGGCCCAGCTTCGCAGGCCGGCGTGAAGCACGACGTCGGTCCCGGCATTGTAGCGCGAAGCCGGGATGGCATGGACGTCGGCGGGAACCAGACCGCCGATCTGGGCCTCGATCACCATCCAGTCCCGGGGGCCGAGAAGCCTGTCCAGAAGCCGCGAAAGGGCGGTCATCAAGCCGACGCCACGTCGATCGACACGGCCTCCCATCTGTCGGTGATCCTGGCGCGGCGGTAGAAGCGCACATACCGCTTGGAGCCGACGACCTGGATGCTGTCGTCCAGGGCGCGCATCGCCTCGATCCAACGCTCGTCGCGGATGTCGAGACGGCGCAGGCCCAGCAGCCGCGTGCGGCTCAGGTTGCCTTCCTTGTCGGTGTCGAAGGCCTGCTGGACGATGGCGCGGATCTCGGGGCGCGCGCCTTCCGACCACTCCGACAGGCAGTCGTCGACCAGGTTGCGGCAATTCTGCAGCTCGGGGCCGAAGTGGATGGTCTCGCCGACCGCGACCTGCACCTTCAGCAGGCCGTCGTAGCTGGTCAGGGTGACGTTGCCTTTCACGCCGCCGCGGCTGTCCTTGTACTCCTGCGCCAGCACGCCCAGCAGGCCGTCGACGTCGTCGAAGGTGTGCTGCTTGAAGCGGCCGATCTGGGCGGACAGCTCCTCGGCGTAGCCGAACACCTTGCGGACGGTTTCGTCCTCGAGCTTGTGCTGGGCCTTCACCAGCTCGGCCGGGATCAGCGCGCCTTTGCTGTCGCGATAGTGCAGCTGGCCGTCGACCATGCGGGTGCCGGGGGCCTCCGGCTTGGCGGTGGCGAGCTCGAGGCCTTTCATGAGGTCGGCATCGACGTTCATTGGGTCTTCTCCGTGGGGGACTTGGACTTCTTTGGGTGCTTGGTCAGGCCGGCCGCCTTGCGCAGGTCGGCGACCTGGGGCTTGAGGCGGCGCAGCTCGGCGATCGCGGCGTCGATCTCGGCCGGCATGGCTTCCAGGCGGGCGACGGTGGTGAACCGCAGCAGCGAGCCGTGGACGCCGGCGGCCTTGTTGACCGCCGCCAGGGCGGTCGACGTCAGCTGGCCGGGGACGGCGATGGTCGGGGCGAGGCTCATGACCGGTCGCCCCGGATGACCGTGAACGGGCCGGGCTGGGGCGCGGCCGGCGGCGGCGGAGCGCCGAGCACCTCGTCGAAGGCGGCCTGCATGCGCTTGATCCAGCGCTTGGCGTCGTCCTCGGTCAGGGCCCGGGTCTCGATAGCCCGCGCCAGATGGGCGAGCGAGCTGCGGCCGACGCGGACCTTGCCGAGGTCAGGGGTTTGATGGGCGTGCATCGTCAGGTCTCCTTTCAGACCGTGCGGAGGTCGGTGATCGAGCTGTAGGCGGCGCGCAGGTGGCGGAGCTCGAGCGGCTCGCCGAGGCCGATGGCCGTGAGCAGGGCGTCCTGGAACACCATCCGGACGTTGCGCAGGCCGCCCGGGCGCATGGCGATCTCGACCAGGAAGTCGAGCTCGGCGCGGCCCAGCACCTCGTCGTTCGCGGCGGCCCAGGCGTTGGCCAGCTGGACGACGTCCTCGCGGCGCGGGGCGTCGATGTACTTGCGTGAGGCGACGCGGCTGGAGACCTGCGCGAACACCGGCTTGATGCCGGTCGGGCCGATCTTGGCGTTGGCCTCCTCGTTGCCCAGCAGGGCGATGCCCAGGCCGCGCCCGCGCTGCTCGGTCTTGTCGTTGATCGACCGCAGCTGCTCGATGGCCTGCTCGGAGAGGTGCTGGGCCTCGTCGATGATCAGCAGCGACTCGGCTTCCATCGCCTTGGCCACCACCCGCTGCGACAGCTGCATCGGCGTGCCGCGCACGTCGGTGATGCCCATCGCCTCGAGGATGGCCAGCAGCATGGTCGGCACGCCGCGCGTGGCCGGGTCCATGGTCGCCAGGTAGGTGCGGGGATGGTCCAGCGCGTACTGCTGGGCGGTGGCCGTCTTGCCCGCGCCCGGCACGCCGGTGACCATCACGATCTGGCCGGTGAGACGGGCGAAGTCGAGCCGGCCGGCGATCATCCGCGAGACGCCGAGCGACTGGAAGCTGGGCTTGGTCGGCAGGCGGCGGCGCAGGCCTTCCGCCTCGCGGCGGCTCTGCACCCAGCGGTTCAGCTTGGCTGCCACCGGGTCGTTCTTGCCCGTGTACTTGGCCCGCAGGTAGCTGTTCACCACCGACGCCGAGAGGTCCGCCTGGCGGCACAGCTCGGCCTCGGAGATCCGCTCGGCCTGCTGGATGCGCTTGACGGTCTCCCGCAGCTCGGCGTGCTCGGCGTCCGAGAACTCGGTCTTGTTCGGGATCAGGTTCATGGTAGGTGTGGTCTCCTTGTTGCTGCTTTGTTTTCAGGCCCGCCGGGGGTGCCACCCCGGCGGGCTTTCTCGTGTCAGCCGCCTCCGCTGGCGGCCTTCAGTCCTGCGATGAGCGCTTCGTCATGGGCGTCGGCGGCGGCCCGGGCCGCGGCCTGTTCGGCCGTCCGAGCCACCCCGAAGGCCAGGCGCACGACCTTCGGATCGACCGGCGCCGGCGCGGGAAGCTCGTCGGGCAGGCCGGCGTAGGTCGCGGCGGCCAGGCGCTTGTTCGCGCGGCGCAGCAGCTCGCCGGATTCCTTGTCCTTCTTGAGCGACTGGCGCTTGAGGCGGGCGTGTTCCTTCGCGCTGGCCTGGTCGATGAAGGCCCCGGCCGCCGTGCGCGGGGCTTCGCACAGGAAGCGTCCGTCCAGGCTGTAGACGTAGACCGGCGCGGCCAGGTTGTCGGGGTCGTAGCGGGCGATGACCTTCTGGCGCTTCACGGCCGCCAGCTCCTGCGACCAGTAGCGGTGGCCCATGATCGTGATCGCGCCGGTCTGGCGGTGCATGGTGACGGCGTTGGACGCCAGCAGCGCCAGCCGCAGCTGTTCGGGCGTGGCCCGGCGCGGCGGCCGGCGCTCGGCCAGCTCGGCGTAGGCCTGGTCGAACGACCGGCCGGCCAGGTGGTCGGCGGTGCGGCCCGGCCGGGCGTTGTAGGCCACCATCCAGCGGCGCAGCAGCGCCTCGAACTCGGCGATCGGCATGGCCCGAGAGCCGTAGTTTTCCGGCTTCGAGACCGTATCCTTGCCCGTGTAGGTGCCTTCCAGCTGGGGCAGCTTGGAGAACTCGCCGGCCACGTCGCGGAAGGCGCGCTCGATCGGCTTGGCCTGGCCGTGGCGGGGCGTCGCGTAGAGCGGCGTGATGTTCAGCATGGCCAGCAGGCCCTTGGCCTCGCTGTCCTGGTGCTTGACGCGCATCCGCTCGAAGGTGCCGGAGATCTCGGCGGCGAGGTTCTCGCGGCCGTTGTCCATCAGCAGGATCTCGGGGATGCCGTAGTCGCGGAACACGTCGGCCAGGGCCAGCCGGACCAGCGTCGCGTTCAGCTCGCGGCCGAGGCGCACCGCCAGCAGCTTGCTCGAGCCGACGCACTGGACGAACACGCCCTGTGGGCGCTGCGGTTTGCCGCCGTCCCCCCAGTCGACCAGGTTGTCGAACTTGTGGCCGTCGAGGTTGCAGACCTCCAGCGCGCCATAGGCGCGGCGGTCGCGGTCCATGTGCGGATAGCTGGCGGCCAGCGCCTTGGGGCCTTCCCGCCAGAGCACCTGAACCGGATGCGGGATCATGGCGTCCAGGCGGCGCTTGATGGTCTTCTGCGAGGGAAGCGCCCAGCCCCGCTTGGCCGCCTCCTCCGACACCCGCCGATAGACCGCCTCATGGGTCGGCTTCGACTGGCGGAAGTAGTCGTCGATGTAGAGGTCCAGGGCCTCAGGGCTGATCTCGCAGCTCTCCGCCCGGCCCGTGTAGGCCGGCAGCAGGTAGGCGGCGCGGTCGCAGGACTCCACACCCCGGATCAGCGAAAACCAGCTGTGCACCGTGCGCACGCTGAACGGCGCGTCCTGGCCGGCCGCCCGCGCCTCGCGCCGCGCCTGGCCGACCACGAACTCGATGGAGCGCTCCTTGCTGGCCCCCGCCCGCATCAGCTTCTCGACATCCTGGATGACGCCCAGCCGGCGGGTGGCCTCGGCCTTCACGCCCTCGGGGGCGCGGTCGAAGCGCAGCCACATGCTCTCCCGGTCAGGGCGCTCGGTCTTGGCCGACCGGGCCTCCCGGGCGGCGAGGCTCAGCTGCGCCTGCTCGGGCAGCAGGCTGCGGTGATACTCCATGCCGCCGCCGCGACCCTTGCGTCGGCGGGCCATCGGCTGGCCGTCGCCGTCCCGGCGTTCGGCCCAGCCCTCGGTCTTCGCGCGCAGCTGGACGCCGCGCTCGGTCGTCGGCAGGCCGGGCAGCGCCAGCTCGGCCAGCTCGGCGGCCGAGAACCACTCCTGGGGGGCGATCTGCACCATCAGCGGCGCCTCCGATGAACCTGGACGGGCGCGGCGGCGCGCAGGCGCTTGGCCTGCTCGAGGAGCTCGCGGCCCTGCTTCTCGGCGACGCTCGCCTGGGCATGCAGCGCTTCCTCGCCCTGCAGCAGCGTCAGCCCTTCGCCGTCGAGGGCGATCTCCCACAGCCAGAGGCAGCCGGTGGCCCGGACGAACGCCTTGAAGCGCACCAGGCTGATGGTGTGGGTGTCGCGGCTGGCGGCCGTGTAGGCATACAGCTGGGCGCCGGTGATCCGGCGGTTGTCGTCGTAGCCCAGCAGCTCGGTCATCCGGGCCGCGACCTGGTCGTTGGTCAGGCCGCTCTCGCGGATGGCCTGGCGCATGGCGCAGGCCAGCCCGACGTTGAAGTCCATGGCCCGCATCAGCTCTTGCGGAACCTCGACCGGGAACATCTGGCTGACGTCGAACAGGTCGAGCGTCTGGGTGTCGCCGCGCGCTTTAGTCATCGGCGCGACTCCCGGTAGAAGGGTCGCATGGATGACCAGCTTCAGATGCAGCTCGACGAGATGCGCGACGCGATCCTTGCGGCGTCGATGGCGAACACGAAGTTCTGGGCTCGCATTCTTGCCCAGCTGGTAGCTCGGGGCGTTCTTCGACCGGCGGAAATTCTGGCGGCGATGGAAGAGCAGCGTCTGGCGACGGATGTCTTCCGCCATGTCCGCTGGACGCAGCCCCGGATAGAAGCGCTCGCGCTAATGCATCTCGGCCTTGCTCTCTCTCAGGCTGTAGAAGGTATCGGCTACTCAAATCCAGGTACGCGATCATGGCGCGCAGACCCGGATGATCCTCAGTTTCCTGAGCCGTATTGGCGGATGCGGCCGGAGTCGGACTAGCTGCGGCAGCGGCAATCCGGGCGCGCATGATGGGGATGGCCACCGCCATGAGGCGTCGGTGACTGTCGGCCCAGAGCTTCGCCCAATCAGTCACGCTCGACCCTCCACCCGGCCGGCAGGCTCTGGCCCGCCAGGAAGTCCAGCATCTGGTCGCGCACGGTCGCGGGCGCGCCCTTCCACAGCTTCTCGAAGGCCCTCAGAACCTCGTCCGAAGGCGCGCTCGGCTTGATCGGCTCGCGGCCGGCGGCATAGGCGCGGGCCTCGGCGACGCTCTTGGTCCGCCCCGCCACCAGCTGCTTGACCACCGCCGCCTGCTCCTCGGCGTCGGCGACCGCCGTCAGCTGGCGCAGCACGCCCTCGTTGCGGGCGATCCAGGTGTTGGCGATGGCCGCCCGGGTCTCGGCGGTCAGCCCGCGGGCGACCTGCAGGGCCTTCTCGACCGTGCTCTTGGAGAGGCCGATCTCGGCTGCCGTCTCATCGGCGAAGCCCATGGTCGGAAATTCCGTAAACTTTACGGAATTCTTCGGCCGCCCTCTCTTGGGCTGCTGATCCGGCGCCACCCGCTCGGGGAAGCGCTCCGCCCAGGCGCGCAGCCGCGCCTCGACGAACACGGCCCGGTCCAGCGGGTTCAGGTCCGGCCCGAGCAGGTTCTCGTCGATCTCGACCAGCCGCTCCTCGGCGTCGGTCATCTCGCGCACCATGCAGTCGACCGGCACGCCCAGCGCTTCGCAGGCGCGCAGCCGGTGTAGGCCGGCGACCAGCCGCACGATCGGAAGGCCGTCGTCGTCGATGCCGATCAGCCGGCACAGGATCGGCGGCAGCTCGCCGGTCTCCTCGCGGGAGACCATCAGCGCCTTGACCTTCTCGGGGTTCAGCTCGCGCAGGCGCGGCCCGACGATCACCTGCTCGGGGCGCAGCCGGTGGCGCGCGGCGGGAAGGGAGGTGCGCGCGGGGCCTCCGGTCGGGGGGGCGCTGTCAGCCCCGCGCGCCTCCGCCCCGGCCGTGGCGGCGGCCTTGGGCGAAGTTTCGGTGTTGTGGTCGGTCGGACGCCCCCGGGAAGCCATGTCTAACGGCCCCCCGCGATTTTACGGTGCGCGTCCCGTTTCCCGGACGTATCATCCACCTTTGTGGACTGAATCGACGCCATGGCGTCGTACCGGCGAGGAAAGAGCCGATGCAACGGCATGTTGAGGTCATCGGAGATGGCGTGTTCGGTCTGGCTGACCGCGCGCCCGCGCAGGACGTCCTTCACCGAACCCTTGGGCAGTTTCCGCTTGGCCTCGAACGCGACGAGAGTCCCGTGGCGCTTTCGGAGCGCCGCTTTGATGTCTTCGCGATGAAGTTTGGGCTCAGGCAT